TATCCACGTTCGGCATGAAGCCCGCAACGTGGGGTCACCCACCTGTTCTTCTCGACGCAGCAAACACCAAGCAGTATCAAGTTGGCTATTCCGGTAGCCAAGTTCGGTACAACGATGGTTTTGTCGAGGTCGCGCTGGTCGTAACTGACCAGGACGCTATCGAGAAGATCAAGCGCAAGGATGCCACCGAGGTATCCGCCGGTTACAAGGTCGATTTCGACCCCACCCCTGGAGTTACTCCCGAGGGTGAGGAGTATTCCGGCGTACAACGCAACATCCGGGTGAACCATATCGCCATCGTCCCCCGCGGCCGGGCTGGCCCGGAGGTTCGACTCTTGCTTGATCGAATGGATGCAGCAGATGCTGTAGCCGACTTCCCCGAGCACGAAATGGCGCCCCAGTCCAGTTCAACTGCATCTCCCGTTATGGCAACCGTCAAACTCGACGGCCTGGAGATCGATCTGCCCGCAGAAGCAGCCAGCGCGGTCCAGTCCTACTCCCGGGACATGGGGCGCCAGTTGCAAGCACTCACCACAGAGCGCGACGAGCTTGCAACCAAGCTCGATTCTCTGCAGGCCGACTTCGACACCCTGGCTTTCGAAAAAGAGGCCGCTGAAGGTCGTGCTGACGCTCTCGAAGAAGAGCTCGCCAATCAAGGCGAAGCTCGCATCGACACAGCCGAGCTTGATCAGCTCGTCGCTGAGCGTCTGGCCACCCTGCAGCGCCTGGCTCCCGCCTTTGCCGAGGACTTCAAGTTCGACGGCATCGACGACGCCTCGCTGTACAACCAGGCTTACGAGAACCTGATCGGTTCTGCTCCTCGTGAAGACGCCGAACCCGCCTATATCCAAGGCGTGGTTGAAGGCATCCTCGCTGCTCGCGCTGATTCCGCTGAGGAAGAAGCCGGTGAAGAAGAGATCTCCGAGGACGAAGTAACCAAAGAGGACTCCGCTGATCGCGAAGACAGCACCAGCGCCCTGCGCGACGCACTGAAAGGTGCTGGCCGCGGAACCAACAGCACCGTTTCGGCCTATCGGGCCAAGCAGGCTGAGGCTTGGAAACGTCCCCTCACCGCCACCAAGTAAGGAGTTCCTTCAATGGCCGTAACTTTCACCCCGACCACTGTCACCAACCCCTTCGGTGTCCAAGGCAGCTACCCCCTGGAGCTGATCCCTGGTCACGAGGGTATGGTTGCTGACCTGCAGGCCTATGTGTCTCGCAGCTACTACAACCAGTCCGGCGCCGCAATTCCATTCGGCTCGCTGGTTGCCACCGACAACACCCCGAGCTCGAACGATCCCTTCGCCGTCGCCCTGGCCACCAGCGGCACCGGTGTTGTGGGTCTGGCCATTGACGGCCTGACCTTCGAGGGTGTGAGCGGCAGCTCTGCTTATACCCCGAACCCCACCAACATCATTGGTGATGGTTCCGCTCGTGTTGGTTATCCCGACACTCAGACCGTCAACGTCCTGTCGAAAGGCGTTGTGTGGGTCTACTCCACCGCCGCTATCGCCCTTGGCGACGACGTGCGTTTCTTCGGTGTGGACCATTCCGGCACTGTGGACGGCGCTTATGTGGGTCGTTTCACTGATACCGCCGTCGCTGGTAAGACCTTCGCTTTGACCGGCGGCGCTCGCTGGCTGTCGGAGACCGCTGGCGCAGGCCTGGCACTTCTGGAGTTTGACCTCCCGGGTGTCACCTTCACCGCCGACACTTGATAACGGAGCCCTCCAATGACTACAGAAATCCGTAACGACGAGGTCGGGCTCTTTCTCGCCCGCGAGCTGGAAACGATTCTGGCTCGCACGTTCGAGGTCGAGTACGCCGACATCAAGTACAGCATGGTGATTCCCGTCTCTTCTGAGGTGGGTAACGGTGCTGACTCCTACACCTATCGCGTCTTCGATAAGCAAGGCTCGATGAAGGTGATTGGCGATAAGGCCAAGGATCTGCCCCGGGCTGACGTGCTCCGTAAGGAGATCACGCACCCTGTGCGTTCTGTTGGTAGCTCCTTCGCCTACACCGTGCAGGAGACCCGTGCCGCCGCCATGGTGCCCGGCATGAACCTCGAGCAACGTCGCGCCAACGCTGTGCGTCGTGCTTATGAGGAGAAGATGCAAGAGATCGCCTACTTCGGCGATGCTCCTTCGGGCATGAAGGGCTTCTTCAACAACAATCAGGTGGACAAGATTGTGCCGGACCACTGGTTCGACACCGTCGATATCACCACCGACGAGATGCTGCAGCTGCTGAACGAGACTCCTACTCGTTTGGTGCAGAACAGCAACATGAAGGAGATGCCCAACACGATGCTCGTCCCTTATGACGTGTATCGCATCATCTCCACCACTCCGCGCAGCACCACCTCCGACACCACGGTGATGGAGTTCTTCCTGCGCACCAACCCGATGATCACCGCAATCGAGCCAATCAACGAGCTCGAGGCTTCTAAGTCCGGCGGTTTCCTGACGAAGGACCGGATCATCTGCTACGACCGCAGCCCCGACAAGCTGCAAATGCACATTCCACAGCCTCTCGAGTTCTTCCCACCTGTGCGGAACGAACTTGAGTTCACCGTGGCTGCCCACGCTCGCGTTGGTGGTCTGGCTCTGTACTACCCCAAGAGCACCCTGGTGCTCGAGAAGGCCTGATTAAGGTCTGCAGGCTCGCGCTTGCTTTGTTGGCTCTCTCACCTTTTTGATCATGATTCTCGTTTATCGACCCGAACTCGAAAGTCCTCCAATGGACCCCGAGTGCACTATTGGCTTCTCCTTTGTCCAGCAGGGTGGGCAACCGGAAAGCATCCAGGTGAAATCCGGTGTAAATCGCGATTTCCCCGAGAGTGTGTGGGCGCTGATCAAGAACTACGACGTTGTCAAAACTCTGCTCAAGCTTGGTGCCCTGCGCATTGAGGAAGAGCAGGCGTTCGTGGCTGATGTTGAGGAATCCGACGTGGATTCCCTCTCTGACATGCCCGTAACACAGGCCATGCGCCTTGTGGAGGACAGTTTTGACGTAGCCCAGCTTCAGCGCTGGGAAATCGGTGAGCAACGCATCCGCGTTCGCAATGCCATCGGCAAGCGCATCACAGCTATCTCGGAAGGTAAAGGCTGATGGCCGTCCCCACCTCCAGCGAATTTCTAGCTCGTTTCCCCGAGTTTGGAGAGCTTGCGCTCACTGTCATACAGGGTGCAATCGCGGAGGCGGGTCGCTCTACACCAGCGACCCAATGGGGCGATGTCCACACCGAGGCCGTTAGTTATCTAGCGGCCCATATCCTTTCCACCCGTGTCATGCAAGTCGGCCTTCAGGTCGGCAGTCAAGCAGGCCAGCCTTTAGGTACTGGTTTTAACGCCAGCCTGTATGGCCAGGAGTACGAGCGGCTGAAAGGCACGCTGTCTCTATCTGGATTTGCGCTTTAGTCATGGCTATTTCGGCTACCACAATCGCCAACTACGCCCCTTGGGGTAATGCTCAGCTGGCTTTTGAGGTGGGCGGCAGCACGCTGAGCGTTGATCCAGATACCGGCAACACGGTTCAGACTTCCGAGACCGTTGAATACCTAGCTGCTATCAACCTCCAAGCGCCATCTTGGACGGGGCAGCCAGGTGCCGACAACTCCAGCTATAGCTGCAGCGGTCGGTTACTAAGCCCCGCTCGTTTGGATCCGAGGATTACCAACGGAAGCCAGGCGAATGCCGTGATCAATGGTTACTACGGTCGTTTCGAGCTCGTTTTCGAGCTGAATATGGACCGGGAAGCCTATCGAGATATTCGGCAATCCATTCAGGGCACATTTCGCGTGATTGGAGGTCCGAGTGATGGCTAATCGTCCTCTAGACGCCCAGCTTCGCGCCGCCACAGCGCAAGCGACCCGCCAGCTAAGCAGCTGGTTGGATAACCGCTTTACCGAGGAAATTTCCACGGTGAAGTGGCCCTTCCCGACACCTCCTCAGGTGCGGGACATTGTGGATACCGGCAGACTTCGCGCCAGCCAGACTCGCACCGTCAACACTGATGGTTCGATCACCTTCACCTGGCCGGTCGAATACGCGACTCAAGTTCACGAAGGCGGTGTATCCCTTACGGGTCTCCGTTTTCCAGGTCGTCCTTGGACTAAGGCACCTCTCGAGGAAGCTGCGTCCCAGTTCGACGTTTTCCTGCGTGAAGCACTCAGGAGGACACAATCGTGAGCATTAGCACTGCCTGTCCGCATGTGCGCGATGTGCGCACGACGATCGAACGTCATATCCTCGATCTCTACGAGAGCGATGGGACGACGCTTCGCCCTGAGGCTGATTGGCCCGGGTATTACTCGTTGCCTAATGGCACCCGCATTCCTGCGGTGTATGTCGTAGGTGAAGCCATGGTCCCTTCGGACTGGGTAGTCACCGGCATCGAGTGCACGATCACGGACGTTCCCGAGATCGTTTCCCCCGGCGCTGTCGGCGCAATTGTGTCCTTTGAGCGTTGGCCAGTTCGTTTTACGAACTATGGCACCAATAAGGGCACCCGCATGCCGGTTTCACTGTTGAACATCAGCCGTCGTCTGGCACGCGCATTCCCCCGGGACATTGCTACGCATAGTCCCCGGACCGAGGCCACCTACGAGGCCTTGACGGTGTCTATTACAGGCGCCGTTTTGAACCCCCCGATCCCTTAAGGAGTCCCAACAATGGCTGACTACGCCATCGGGCTGTCGTTCCACAAGGCTCACCGGACCCTCGTCCGAGCCGTGGA